GCGCGACACGCCGGTGATGGTGCCGGTGGTGCCCATGGCGCTGACAAAATGGGTCACCTTGCCGTGCGTGTCCGCCCAGATTTCCGGGCCCGTGGTTTCGTAGTGGATGCGAGGGTTGTCCATGTTGGCGAACTGGTCGAGCACATGGCCTTTGCCGTCCTTTTGCATGTTTTCCGCCAGATCGCGCGAGTACTCGATGCCGCCGCTCTTGGGCGTGAGGATCAGCTCGGCGCCGAACGCCTTCATGGTTTGCGCGCGCTCGACCGACAGGTCCTCCGGCATGATCAGCACCATACGGTAGCCGCGCACGGCGGCGGCCATGGCCAGCGCAATGCCGGTGTTGCCCGATGTCGCCTCGATCAGCGTGTCGCCGGGCTTGATCTCGCCGCGCTCCTCGGCGCGCCGGATCATCGAGAGGGCCGGGCGGTCCTTCACCGAGCCGGCCGGATTGTTGCCTTCAAGCTTGCCGAGGACGACGTTGCCGCGCTGGGCGTTGCCGGATGCGTTGATGCGCTGCAGCCGCACCAGCGGCGTTTTGCCGATGGCGTCTTCAATGGTCGGGTAGTTCATCCTTCGCACTGTGCCATAATTTCCGACTTCCTTCCTGCCGCCCGGGTGGTGAAATTGGTAGACGCAGGGGACTCAAAATCCCCCGCCGCAAGGCGTGCCGGTTCGATTCCGGCCCCGGGCACCATAGATTCTATGCTATGGTTTCGGTAGCTTGTTCCGCAACCTTTTCCGCATCAATTCCGCAAAGAGCCGGTTTGACCCTATCCGACCGCGCCACCTCCCGCCGAATCTTAGACAGCGCAGACCGCACCCCAGCGACATGCGCAGGCCGTCCCGCGTCGGCGTGAAAGCGCGCCAGCTCGGCCAGATAGCGCTCGATGTTATCCAAACGGATATAAATGTGCTCAAAACGTTTCATGCCGGCGCGTCCTTGGCGACATAGCGCTGCACCCCAGCATAGATCAGTGGTCCTAGGTGCCAGCTGGTCGGAACAGCGCGCTCTAGCCCCGCTGGCGGCATATTGAGATCGGTCGTCGGCAGCGGCGCGACGAATGGCGCCAGCGGCACGGCAGGCACTGGATCGAGCCCATTGCGCGATGAAAAATAGGAGTTGATGCTGCGCTTGAGGAAATCGGCATACTGCTGACCGCCGGCGCGTGGCGACTCGAACAGTGCGAGGTAGCGCACCGGCACAGAATGGAGCAGGCACAGCGCCGCCAGATTCGCCGCCTGCGCGGCGCCCTTCGAGTGGCCTGTCAGGTACAGGTCGCCCACGATCAGGGGCTTGACGGCCGCATAGACGGCTTCCATGCCCTCCCACAGCCCCCGATGCACCATGCCGAGCTGAGGCACCTCGCGCGGAAGCGCGTCCAGGTCCGCCAGCCAGTCGGTCAACGATTCGGAGCCGGGCAGCACGATTGCGGTGCAACCGTTTTGATACACGATACCCACGGTGATATTGCCCACCTGGATGACTTTCTGGAATACCTTCGGAGTGATGGGCCGATAGATGCAAATGCAAGCCCAGTAGGCCATGTCGACGAGCCGGATCATCAAAACACCCTCACGTAGCCGATCTCGACGCCCCCCCGCTTGGGCAGGATGTACCAGTGCTGCGCGGCGTAACTTCCCGCTGCTGCGCCTGCCAGGTCGTAGGCCATCGAGCTGTATTCGCAGCGGCCGCCGTGCGTCTCCTTGTAGAACTCGCGTGCAGTTCCGGCCAGAATGCCGGCCCAAAAGCCAATATCGGAGTTTTGCGTCAGAGCAGATACCCCTGCGCTGACGGCGGCCGTCCCGACAAAGTGCAGCGTCTTGTCGGTGCTGATGGCAGGCCCACCGATGCACGATGCAGCGAAAGCGGGCAGGCTCACGCAGAGCGCCAGGATGGCCGCAAGTCGCTTCATTTCGCAGCAGGAACAGCCACAACAGGCGCGGCGGGAGCTACTGCAGGGGTAGTAGCCTGAAGCTGCGTAATCGCTTGAGTGACCAGCGGCTGGCCGAGCTGCAGCGCAAGCAAAATCGCGGGCTGATTTGGGATCGCCGGATTCGCCAGCAGCACCGTGATCGCGGCCTGAACGACCTGGGTGTTCAGCGTCTGCAGGTCGGCCGAGGTAATGCCCGCTCCAGCGGCGCAGATGCCCTGATTGATGGTCAGCATCTGCTTAAATTGAGCCTGGAGCGCAGGAGCCACAGTGGGCGATGTGGACAAGACGCTCAGATCCGTGTTGACCGTGGGGCAAAAGCTGGTGACGACTTGCCGGACTTGCGCCAGATTCGGCTGCGCGCCGGTGGTGGTGCAGGCCGGCAACATGACGATCAGGGAGGCGATGAAGGCATAGAGGAAATGTTTCATGTGAAACTCCGGTGGGTTGAGAAACAGGCAGGGGAAATCCGCGCCGGTGCGGCGCAGCAGGAACGCGATGGGAATCAGGACTGAGGCGGCGTGACAGACGGCGTGGGTGGTGCTGCTTGACCTGCGGGCGGCTCGTTCGGATACTGCAGGTCGCGCAGTGCGAGGCCGATGGTGCCGCTCACCATCGAGATATTGATTGCGATGAATCCGCCCATCTGGGAGCGGTCAACGAAGTACGCGAGCAGGCCCCATGCGATGTAGCCGACGGTACCCATAACGATGATGATGGCGAGCTTGAGGTTCATGGTTTGCCTTTGAGGTTGATGATGGTTCAGGCGTCAGCCAGCGGGCGATGCGTGACCTTTTCATGCCACAGCGCCGCGTCGGCTTTCACGTTGACGTTGAAGCTCTTGAAATTGCCCAAATGTCCGAACAACAGGTGACAGTTCGCGCCATCCCGGTCGGCTTCGCACAGCGTGATCAGGTTGTCCGGGCTCAATTCCAGATCGGGGTGCAGATGGAAAGGCCGGATGTGATGCACTTCCAGCTTTTCAGAGCCACCGCACATCTCGCATACAGGGTGCAGTGCCAGGTGTTCCTTGCGCACACGCGGCCATTCGCCAGACCGTTTCGCGGTGATCGGATGCTTGCCTTGGGCGACATCGATCAAGTGTTTGAAGATGGGCATAAAAAAACCGCCTCAATGGGCGGCCTGTTTGGAGTGGCGGGAGTGGATCAGGCGAGTGCTCCGAGTTGCTCGGTCAGAGCCCGATTCACTGCTTCCGCAATCGTGCGGCGACGATCGGCCTGAAGCATCGCGGGGCCGTTCACGACGCGCGTAATGGCGTCTATGCTCCCCGCGTCGGCCAGCGCGTTCAGGTTGCGCGATGTCCAGAATGCCGCCGCGCTCAGACAGGCGTCAGATGGCTGCGCCAGCAGCTCGGGGTGATCGATGTAGGGACGCTGCGCAATCTGCGCGATCCGCAAGTAATTAGCGCGTCCCGTGATGTCTATCAGACCGCGCCCGTGAAACACCCATCCGTCCCCACTGGCAATGTCGCCATTCCCGTTTTTGTTCGCATAGACATAGTTCGCAAGCAAGCGCGGGTTGCCCAAGTAGGGAACGGCGGCCGCGAGCGACGTGAAGTGGCTGGGCCAGACTTCGCACAGCCGCTGCGCAGACGAGTAGTGCAGGTTTTCCTCAAGCGCTTGAAACAAATTCGACTCCACCGCCGTCTGGCCGATGAACGGGGCGATGCGCGCCGGGGTATCAATGGCAAACAGGGCCATCGCGGCGCTGAGCGGGTCGGCGAACTGCTTTGCCTGAGTAGGATGGATTCCGGCGGCAATCAAGACCTGAATGGTGATTTGCGCGTTCATTGCACACCCCAAATCGCATGCCAAATCTTGTGCACCGCAGCCCAGCCGCCGATGCTGTAGACCGCCATGCCAAGCACCAGAAACATCAGCACCTTGGATGCGATTCCGCGCAGGCCGCCCAGCACGAATCTGCCAGTCTCTTTTGTCGCTCGGCTCTGGAGCTGGGCAAAGGCAGAATTCCAGAATTGGTCAAGCGCTGCACGGTCATGCAGTGCATCTTTGATGCCGCTGGAGACAGCGCCGCGAACCATCGCGGCCAGTTCTTCGTGGGTTGGTTCCATCAATTCACCTGCATGACCATGAAAGTGAAGGCGCCATCTGTCAATGTTCCCGCTGTGTTTGAAACCACCACGGTAAAGTGTGACTTTGAGATGTACGCGATGCGCTCGACCTTGATTCCGGCTCCGTCGTTCGCCAGGGCGGTTACGAAATAACTTAGCGTGTCAAAAGCAAACTGCGAGTTGTGCGTAACGTCATACACGCCCGTTCCGGTGTGCACCACTGAAATTTGCGGCGGACCCGAAGATAGAACGCCCGTTGCGCTAACCTGCCCGGCCATTGTCCGACCGTGTGTGTTGCTGTGACCTAAAGATGTTGCCTCGTTATATGTGCTGCCATAGTCAATAATCTCGGTGAAAGCATCGCCCGATATAAATGGCCGCGCTGCGCTGGGGACATAGCTACCCGTCGAGGTGAAACTGCATCCAATCAGAATGCACTTGATCTTCATCCCGGTGTTATTTCGCAGCAGGATGTTGTATGTCGTGTAATCTGTGGATGATGCCCTGTTGAAAGAACAGTGATCAAAAATCACAACCAATTCGGTTCCCGCAGTGGTGGCTGCGTTGATGATCGACACGTCAAAGCCACCGGCGTTTTGCTCGAAGTGGCAGGAGTCGAAGCGAATCGGACCAGCCGCCGTGGTTCCGGTGAAGTTCAGGTAGATGCCGCCCGTTGCGGCATTGCCTTGGGTTCCGCAGGCTTCGCAATTAACTGCGGAGAACCGATTCGCACCCCCCATCTGAGCTGCTGTAATCCCCACCAAAGAGCAGCTTTGGAATTCGGCCTCACTGACCCATATTGCATTGGGCGCCCCGTCTCCTGAATCCCGTAAGTCCAGGCCATTCTGACAACCCATCACGGTCAGATTGTTAATCGCAGAGCTGAAGCAGCTGTCGATTCGCACGGCGTCCTGCATACCGGAGATCAGCAGGTTTTCAAGCTTGAAGAACTCCTTGCGTAGCAGGTAAATACCTGAATTCTTCTGGGTAAACGAGTTGTCTTCCAGCGTGAAATCGGACAGCTTGTCCAGCGAATAAATGCCCTGGCCAGCCAGCCCCGCGGGAGAGCCCGTCATGTTGATGGCGAAGTTCAACCCGTTGTAGCCAAGAATCGTATTGGCGCGAGAGGCCCCACGAATCCAGGCGCGGGCGCTCCTTGTGCCTGGAGTCGGAAATCCGCCAGCCGAGTAATCGAAATTAATGGCGGTGTTGAATTTGTAGAGACTTTCGGGAATAACCCAACCGCGCTGCAAAGTGTTCGTCGCCATGAACTGGAACGCAGCGCTGTCATCGGTGGCCCAGTCGCCTTTTGCGCCCACCTGCTTGAGGCTCAGTTCCGCTTGCGATGCAAGTTTCCAGCGACCACCATCGGAGGCCACAATGACAGTGACTCCGTTGTCCGCGGTCGTTGTGTCGGTGGCGTCGTACCAGTAGGCACCGCCGCCGCCATCGCCTTGGGTGTAGTACCCGGTCACGAATACCTCGGGCGAGCCGGTCTTCGGCAGCGTGCGCAGCGCGGAGATGCTGGCAACGACTCGAGCGGCGCCACCGACGAACGCAACGCCCTTGGTCATGTCGGTGTTGTTGGCGAGGTCGGTGGTGTTGGCGAGGTCGGAGAGTAGCTTCGATAGCTGATTCTGCAGAATGCCGACCCCGACACTACTCACCGTGTTGTCAAGCGAGCCCGAGTCCCACTGAACGGTCACCGTGGTCACCGTCCCGAAGGCGCTTGCCGTGATGGTGCCATTGATCGTGTAGGGCGTACCGATGCCGGGTCCGGCCATCTGGATGCGGCGCCCCACCGAATAGGTCGCGGTGCGATTCGTCGGCACCGTGAAAGAGGTCGCGCTGATGTAGGTCGGCGTATCGGCCTGCAACACCCATTCCGGGTCTGCATACCAGCTGGCGACATCGGCCATCATCTGGCGCACGGACGGGTGTACAGTGGAAGGTGCCGAGCCGGTCGCCATATTGATATTTGGCGCGGCGTTCGCGTTATTCGCAGGGGTGGTGGACCAGTTTTGGAGTCCCATGGGGTAAGTCCTTAGGAGGGATAGGAATGACTTCCGATCAGTTTTGGCGTTTGGTCATGGTGTCTGCGATTGCTGCCGCCGTTCCTGCAATCAGGTCAACGATTCGCGCCATTAAGGAGCGACGCGCCAAGAGCAGGAGCTAACGGCGCGCCGTAGCGCGAGATCGCATTTCCGAGCGATTGCGCGAGTTGCGGACGGTTCATCAATAGGCCCTGCGTAAACCTCTGCCCGATTCCTGTGTAGGGGAGCGCGCCGAGCGTGACCGCCCCAGCGGCAGGCAGCAGAAGCTGTGGCGGCAATAGATCGTGTCCAGCGAGCCCAGCTACACCAAGCCCACCGATGGTCGCCAACAAGCTGCGCCCTGCAGTCCCGCTGTCCGGGTAGGTATTCCCAAGCACCGATTGACCGGCCGTGGAAAAGTCTTGCATCAACGCTTTTCCTGTGGCGGACGCGCCCTTGCCGACTGACTTGTCGGCGCCTCGCACCGCGTGGCTCAACTGCGCGCCAGTGAACACGCCACCGTTATTCATCGCACCTTGTGACGCGGCTGCGGTCCGAAGGCGCACAAAGTTCGCATAGGCTGCATTTGCTGCCTGTAATCCTTGCACGGCCGCAGGCGCGTTGTAGTTCGGCAGTGAGTTATCGATGGCATCCTTAAGAGCGCCCACGGCGGACCCGAGCTGCCGCGTATCGAAAGACGCATCAATTGAGTAACCGCGCGAGAGTCGCCCAAGCTCGCTCTGTACGCCCTTGAGCGTCTCGCCAGTCATGACGCCCTGCGGCCCGAGTTTCGATGCCACCTGGTTTTGCACGATGTTCAGGAACTGCTGGCGCTGAGAATCCGGGAGCCCCTGCGCAAGCTGAGAGACATTAGCGAGGTGCGCCTGAAATCCCGGATCCGTGGCGTTGAACGTCATTTTCGATAGGGCGTTGTCGTAGGCGTTGCCGATGGTTTTTTGCACCGCGGCCACGCCATCCGACCCGACTGGGCCGGAATACGTTTGCCCCAATGGGGCAAGTACCTGGTTGTAGGTGGCGTTATTGAAACTCTGCACTGAGCGTTGTTGGGCGCCTTTGATGAGGTCGCCTAGGACCGGAATGCTCGTCAGCTTGTCTTCCGTGTTTTTCCATGCGCCGCCCAAGATTTGCCCCGGCGTCATAGTCACGCCGGCCTTTTGGAGCGCTTGCTGTGCGACACCCTGCGCGCCAGATAGAGCGCTGCCGATGGCACTCGTAATCGGAGTTGCGACACCGCCTACAGCGGCCCCGAGACCAGTCTGCTTTAACTTTTGCGTCCAAAAGTCATTCCCTGACGTGACGGGCGACAGCGCGCCCATCGTGCCGCCAATAGCGGCCCCGACCCCAGTTTTGCCAAGCAGCCCCAGACCCGCAGTTTCTGGCGCGGCAAGCGACAGCGGAACGGTACTGATCGCATTGCCAAGAGCGCGCCCCCAATCGATGCCGGTCTGGCCTGCGCGCGATGCCGCATACTGCTGTTCCTGTTGCGATATCTTGTTGTCAACTGCTGCGGCTGGCACCATCCCAAGCATCTTGACGGCTGGACCTATCAATGGCATGTGGCTCACAAAGGTGGCGGCGTTCGACGGGAGCGCCTGCACGGAATGAACGCCGAGCTGTTCGGCCGCGTTCACGCCATCGCGTAGCCCCTGCAGCACGGAGCCGCCAAAGGATGTACCTGTAGATGTTGGCTGCGTAGGTGCAGACGAGGGGGAAGCAGGCACTGCAGGCGTGTCCTGTTGCGGTTGGGCGGCAAGGGCATTTGCCCACGGTGCCGACGGCGCGACTTGGGGGTTGTTGGATGCTGCGTTGTCCGCTAGCGCGTTCGCCCACGGAGCCGATGCGGTCGCGCTGATGTTTTGCTGCGGCGCAGTTTCGTTCGTCTGGGCGCCCGGTGTTGCGGCTGCCATCACTTTGGAGACATACGCCTGTGTCGAGGCCGGGGCCGCGGCCGCTCCCTGTTTGGCAACGTTGCCGGGGCCCCAGTTGTAGGCAGCCAGCGCCGCTTGCGGGCTGCCGAACTGATGCAGCATCTTGCCGAGGTAACTCACCCCCCCCGCGATGTTCTGCGCCGGGTCGAGTGGATTTTTCACGCCCATTTCTGCGGACGTGCCGGGCATGAGTTGCATCAGTCCTTGCGCACCGGCAGGAGACACGGCCTGCGGATTGCCGCCGCTTTCGGCGTTCAGCACGCTCATGGCGAGCGGAAACGGCACACCGTTCTGCTGCGCGGCCTGCGCGACGAGTGGCCCCCAGTCCATCAGAAGGCCCCCATCGCGTTCAATTGCTGCCAGCGCTGGTTAAGTTGCGCAGTCCACGCCTTCGGATCGGTGCCCTTCGGGGCGTTTGCCTTGATCCAGCCGGCGACCGCCGCGGGGTTGTTTTCCTGCAGCGAATTGAGCACCATCACGTTCGGGTCGTAGGCCTTCCCCCACGCGGCGTTGAACTGCGGGAGGGTGGTGTAGTTGCCCCCATGCTGATTCAGCCATGCAGTCTTGGCGTTGTAGTTCGCCATGACTCCAGCCTGCTGGCCGCGCACGTACTGGATAGCGCTGGTGAGCGCCTGCGGGTTCATCGTGTCGGGGTTCGGGTTGCCGTGCAGGAACTGCTCCATGCGCGCGTCCGATCCCGACATGCCCATGGCACCTAAGGCATTGTTGTTCGCGTTGGCCAGATACTTGTACGCGGTCTGGTAATTGGTCGTGTTGTTCTGGTTGACCGGCAGGCCCCATGTGTTCATCAGCCCCGTGAGGTTGTATTTTTCTTCCGAGCCGGGACCCGTTGAAATACCCGACTGCACGAGGTCAAGCGCTTTGGTGAGACCATCCATCGAGTTTTTGATGCCGGGCAGCTGGAGGCCCTGATTGGCGTACTCTTTGGACAGGTCCTGCGTTGCCTGCTGCGTTCCGATTGGAGCCTGTGTAGGGACGAAGCCACCGGGAGCGGCCCCCGGTGCGCCAGCCGTGACGCCATCGGCACCCGCTTGAATGCCGTACAGCGACCCACCGAGAGCACTTCCTTGCTGTCCTGTTGCAGGGTTGTAGACTGTCTGCGGCGTGAAGGCAAGCTTGCCGGCCTCATGCCCCGAAGCTGTCGCAGCATTGCTGCTTTGCACGGCCTGTGTGCCACCACCGACCGGGATAGTGGCCCAGCCGCCATTGGCGAGTTGCACATTCTGGAAACCTGGAGGAGCGGCCGCCGGCATCGTCACGATTTGGCCACCTGGCATCACGGCGCCCCCACCAGCGTTGATGCGCACCGGAGGAATGTAGCCCTGTTTGCCAACGATTCCGCCGACCATGGCTCGCGCCTGCACGGGGTTTCCGCCAGCAGCGTAGAGCGCATCGCGCATGTTGTTGGTCGGTGTTGCGTTCGCGGCGATGATGCTGTTCATGGCTTGTGGAAACAGCAACATTCCAAGCCCGAACTGCCGCTGCGTCATGTTCGGAGGAATAAACGCCGTGTATGGGTTAGATGGCGCGCCTCCTTGCGACGAAGGTGCAGACGGCGCCAATGGCGCTTGCCCCTGTGGCGCCATTAGACCGCCCTGCGGCACGCCCTGCGTGGGTGCTTGATCCTGCGGTCCCATCAATCCGCCCTGCGGCGCCTGATCCAGCGGCGCCAGCGGTTGCGGCGTGATCTGGCTCTGCGTTACGGGCGTGGCAATCGGCGCGCCCGGTATCCGCAACTGCGCCAGCGATTGCGGATCAACGTTGTAGGGGGATACGGGGGCCGGCCCTTGACCATTATCCAGAGTCGGCAACTGTCCGTAGGAAAGCGGCTGCATTGGTGGCTGGCCAGTACCGGCGCCAGACGCTCCGCCGTTAATCATGTCCATAAGCGCTTTCAGCGTGAGTTGCTGACGCTGCAAATTGAACAGGTTCGACTGGTTCTGGATGCCCATGCCCTGCTGCTGCAACGCGGCCTGGCGCCCCGCCTGCATGCCCTGCAGGCCCATTCCTAATCCCGCGCCCATGGTCACCGGTAGCCGTGATGCTCCCGACGCGGCCAGCAGCCCTTGCGCCAGCCCGAGCATGGATGCGCTGTTGGGATCGGCCAGCAAACCGCCGAAGCTTGAAGATAGATCAGCCATTGCCGAGCCTCATGTAAGACAACAGTTGCGCCGGGTTCAGGTTGGCGAGTTGCATGGGGTGCCCACCTTGCGGCGTCGGGAACTGCATCGGCCCCGTTGGCGCCTGCTGCGGTTGTCCCATCTGCATCAGGCCCATGGCCGCGTGCAACATCTGCGGGTTGAACTGCGGTTGCTGAAACTGCGGATTCATCGCTGTTTGCGGGGCCATCAGGCCCATGCCTAGCCCCATGGCCGGGTTCTGCTGCTGTGGCATCTGCATGCCCATGCCAGACGCACCCGGAACAAGGCCGCTTCCGAGCGATGGATTGAAAAGTCCGAACATCACAGCGCTCCGTAATCCACGGCATCAAAGCCGCCGACGTTGAACACAGCCGCGGGCTTGACCTGCTTGGCTTCATCGGCCATCACGCCGATCATGGTCGGACCGCCCCACTTGTAGCGGTAGCTGTACAGCGGGAGTCCGTTGTCCATCGTGCCGACTCGCTTGATGTTCTGTTTCAGGCGACGGTCGGACATCAAGCCCAGCAAGCCGCCGGCGGCCGCGCCGATGCCGGTGCCGATGCCGGGCATGATCATGGAGCCCATCATCGCGCCCGAAGCTGCGCCGCCCAGCGCGCCCATGGCTTGATTCTGGAAATACGGCTGCGTGGTACTACCACTGGAGCCATAGCCGACGCCGCCCACCAGCCCCGCATATTTGTTGAGTTGATTCCACGGCGCATCGAGCATCTGCTGGTTGAGGGCCTGCTGATTGCCGCCCATGTTGTACAGGTTGCTGATCTGGTTTTGCGACTGCTGGGAGATGCCCGGCGACAAGCCGAGTCCCTGCACCTGTTGCTGTGCCGCCGTGTTGTAGTTCCCCGAGAGTCCCTGCGCACCGGCGAGCATGTTGCCAAGATTCGACTGGTACATGCTGCCGTACAGGTTGTTCTGCGCGTTGGCGAGCTGCGTTGCGAGGCCCTGCTGCGCCATGTCCTGCGCGTTGGTCATCGCGCCCGAGCCGTAGCGGCCCGCGCCCTCGAATTCGGAGGTGGTCTGCGGCGCGGTCGCGGTCTGATATGCGTTGATGATGTTGGTATTGGCCGCGTTCGCCATGCCCTGCATATAGGGGTTGTTCAGCATTTCGCCGTTGGCAAAGGCGCCGAACGAGGAGTTTCCCGGATTCGAGTTCAGATACTGACCGCCCATCAGGTTCTGTGCGTAACTCCCCGCTGTGCCGTTAAGCTGCATGCCGTTGGCCGCTGGGTTCTGCTGCATGCCCATCGCCTGCTGCTGCATCGGCGTGAATCCCGCAACTGAGCTTTGCGGGTTGCCGGAAAATTGGCCGTACACATTCCCGGCCTGATTGAACATCTGGGCCAGGTAGGGTTGTTGCCCAGCCCACGGTGTGGAGACCGAGGTGCTGGTGGTATTGCCGCCGCCGCTAGACATACTCAAGCTCCTTGGAGAGATGTTTTTCAAGCATTACATGCGTCATGTCGTAGTCCTTCAAATGTCGCGCCCATCCTTTGCGAGCGACCAGTTCCATCGATGCACAGCCGTTCGTGCGCGCCCACTGTTCAATCGTTGCCAGCGTTTGCAGCCGCCACTCCGCCGAATTCGTGCCGGTCACAATGCGCACGGCGCAGACCTTGCATCTCGGGTAGTTCGACAAGCGTGTAATCCCCACCGCGTAGGCCGTGGGCGAGCGCCATATCCAGAGCTGATCTGTGCCCGACAGCAGCCCCGCGAGAATGTCTTGCGCGTCGTATTTGCCGCGGTTGCGCTTGCATGCGGCGCTGATCCACGGCTCTACCTCGGGCCAGACTACTTTGATCTGGTCCGGTTGAATGCCATACAGCATGGCTACCCGATCAGCAAAAGAGCAAAGGTGCGATCAGCGCTGGCGGTGTTCGCGTGCGTGAGAGTCGCTTGTCCTTTTTGCTGCACGCTCACGTAGGTCGTTGCAATGGCTCCAGCCGCATCAGCGGTCAACGGCGACAGCCCAATCCAGGTGAACGCACCGATGCGCGAGTCGACAACCGTGGTGGAAGTGACATTCGCCACGAGCGTGATCTGGCTTGTGGCATTCATCTTCCCGGCCATCACCAGCGCGATGGCTTGCGCAAGCTGGCGCCGATGTTCCTTCGAGTTCGGAAGGTACTGCGGGGGCGGCTGATAGCCTTTCGTCGTCATCGCTCGCCGCTCGGTCTGACGTACAGGTTCATGCCCTGCAGCTGGGTAAAGCTGCCGGTGGTTTGAATTCGCCCGCGAACGTATCGGCCATCGGCGCGCACCGGGCAGCGGCCGGTTCCATCCTGAGCGCCAGCTGCAGTCCATCCTGTCGAATCGACAAGCCTGTTGCGCGTGCCAATGCTTACGGCGGGACTGCCACCATCGATCATTGGCTCTGCCTGCGACACGAACGCGCGGCGGGACGGCAGGTTCATCCGGGTGAAGATCTCAGTCTGAGCATAAGGCTCGACCTCCACCGTATCAGCCGTCGTGTCAAGCGCCACCCCGGTGAAGTAGTTAAGGGTGTGATCTCCATCAAACGCGCCTATCAGGATGCTGCCGCCCGTCCACGCGCGCGAGTCCAGGCTATAGGGCAACGCATCAAGGTTTGGCGGTGTCACAACCCCATCCAGACCCTCCAGCGAATAACCTTCGCTGAGTGCCCGGAAAATGTATTCAGTACTGAGTTGAACGAAGCCCCATTTATCGACCGCCCAGTTGTAGACCAGAAGCGAATCGCACAGGCCGTTCGATGATGACCCAGATGGGTAGGCCCATATCGCCAGCTTGTTGATCGGGTCGATGGTCCCCACTACGTTGCTCAGGTAGGCCTTGTTGACGCTGTTCCAGAACGTCTTGTCCACTCGGTTGACGCCGATGGGTGTGCTGTTCGAGCCATCAAAGACGTAGAACCCGTCTTCGCCGAGATAGAACACATTGGCGCCGAAATGCGCGATGGAGCGTGGAGCCGGTGTACCGCGCACGCCTTCGCAAGGGTAAAAGCTGAAGATCGTCGGTGAGCCGCTGTAGACCATGCGCCAGATCGCGCGCTCGAAGAAGATCGCGCCATCGGAAGTGCCGAGATTCCCCACGATGCCCATGATCCAGCCCTGATCGCCCGGGAAAATCTGCGAGCCCGACATCAACTCGGCTTCTTCGTTACTGCCTTCCACCGGCCATGTCGTGGGGTCATCAATCGCACACCACTGGATTCGCTGAGGCTGATCGCCATTGACGGAATCGTAGGTGTTGGCCACGACGAACCAGTCTTTCACGACGGCGCAATAGCGCCCCTGAGGCGCTGACGCCGACAACGCACTGAACGATGAACTGCTCCCCAGCGTGAAACTCTGGATTGCTTGCGCCTGTCCTACCGCAATCACGCGCGAGCCGAAGAGCGCGAAGCTCCATATTTCCTGTTTCGGCAACGTGTAGCCAGATCCCACGTTTTGCCACTTCGGGTTGCCCGGATCGAGTTCCCACAGATTGCCCGCATCGCCGGCGAACGTGTATTGATTGCCACCGGTATCCGGCACCGTGATGGCGCCCATGCATTGGCCCGCGAGTGAGTTCGAGCTGTAGGGTGCCAGCGAATTCATCGGCGCGTAGCTTTGATTGGTCGCCGGGTACAGATTGACCAGATTCGGCGAGCCCTGCGCATTATTGTTGGGAGGGAGGTCCGGCGTGAAATCGGCGATGAGAACTTGCATTCATGCCACCGTGATGGAGAGAGCCGAGCCGGACACTTCTTCGGCTCGGTCGGCCAGGAGGTAGCTACCCAGCTTGGACGTGTATTGCTGTTCCCAGTACTGCTGTTTGTCCGAGTCCTGCAGGTAGCCGCCCGCGCCCGCAAGCACCGCAGCAAGCAGCGTGCTTGGGATCGTGGTGATCATCCATGTCGTCGGATTCGCCGACGACAACCCGATGCTGCGCTGCCAGTAAATGCCGGCCAGCGTGTAATCCGAATCCGGGTATGGCCCGAAGATGAAGTTCTGGCCCTCGCGCGCGAAGTAGGCCGGTGCATCGTCTGCCGTGCGGTTGGGAAACTGCGTGTAAATGAACTCCGCATTTTTGCGCTCGAGCTCGAAGCTATTGCTGCCTGCCAGCAGAATGAGGTGCTTCATGGCCAGATAGCCGGCCGGGAGTGCCAGCACACCGTTTGCGATCGTTCCGGCCAGTACCGTTTCCATCGCCTGGGTGCCGCGCTGCAGGTTCTGCGCCAGGATGTCGTGATAGATGCGCTCCTCGGCCGATTGGATGAAGTAATCCACCGGTCCCGGGCCAGTCATGTCGGAGCGCGATAGCCAGTCCTGCACCGCCTGCACCAGCGATGGGTAATCGGTGACTTGAGCCATTTCAGATATTCCCGCTGTAGGTGCGGAAGGCCGCGTACTCGGGGCGCTTGAGAATCTTCATGATCTCTTTGGCGTCGTCCCGGTTGAAGAAGTCGAGGCCCGTTTCAGCACAGATCTTGGTCAGGATCGCGGCGGGCACGCGCATGACGTGATGCAGGTCGCCCTTACGCTCGACCGTAGAGCGTGTGTTGCGCAATTCGGCATTCGCACGCTCCACGGCTCCCACATCGGGATGCTGGTGCTGCAGAATCACGCGCTCGCCATCCTCGTGGTAGCGCGTGACGGTGCCATCGGGCGACTGATCGAGAACCGAACCCATTTCAGTGCGTGACCTGAACCACGTTGAGATTGCCCGTCGCCGCACCATCCTGGATCACGGCGATCTTCTGGCCGGCGGCAATCGTGAGCAGCAAAGGCGGATCGGTGGCCTTCACCAGCAGGTCGGTGGCCGTGGCCACGGGCGCATTGCCCAGCGCGATGTGGCAATTGCCCAGCGCTGACACCATGATCATCTGCACGCCAGCGCCGAAGGCTGCGGACGCCACCGAGGCGGCGCCGATGGCGAGGTTTTGGCCGCTGCCGGCAATCGGACGCGGGGGAGAGACTACCGTCCAGGGCATATTTATTCTCCAGAAAAAGAAAGGGCGCCCGAAGGCGCCCCGAAGGCTTGACTGCGAAAAAGCTCTAGCCCGTGGTGTCGAAAATCGCGCCGTGCGCGTGCTCGTTGCCCAACTCCAGCGTATATTCCACGGTCAACATCTTCTGGTCCGAGTCGCCGGTTTTGGCCAGCGGCACGGTCGCGAACGGCCGCAGGTACGCGACGCGCGCGTAATCGGGGTTGAGCGCGAACACGTCGCCGGAGTGCGCCAGGAAGATGTCGGGGATGATTTTCACTTCCCCGAAGTCGCTCTGGTACACGTCCACCGCCGTCTTGAGAGTCTTGTCCTCAACCTCAATGAAACGCGTACCGGGGCCTGCGAAGCCGGAGATGATCTGCTTGTTGACCGGCGACACCAGCATATATTCCGGCGACTCGCCGGATGCGGTGTACACCTTCTGCAGCATCGTCTTGACTTCGGCCTCGGTCACTGCCACGGTGGCGCTGTTGTAGACCCGCGCGGCCGTACCGTCGGTCCAGCCGTTCGCGTTCAGCGTCGGGTTGGCACCTGATGGCGTGCCCCCCGTCTGGAACACCGTGTTGCTGGCCAGCCATGCGGGCAGGCCGGCCAGATTGCGCGGGGTGCTCGACGTACCGGCCGCGCGCGCCTGGTTGTGCGTCAGGATACCCTCCATGTCACGCTTGAGCTCCTTGCTCTTCTTCAGCAGTTGGTAGCCCATCTTGTTCGTGCCACCCGCCGCTACGACGGCCTGCGACGTGCCCGAAATCTGGATGGTTTTGGTGCTGATCTGGCAGGTGTTGCCCATGCGCGCGGTAGGAGACAGCGTGATGTTGGTGGGGTTGTCGCCTTCCACCGCCGCATTGCCCAGGTTCTGGGCCGCGAGGCTGTCGGTGTCCCACTCGTGGTAGGTCTGTTTCGCCTCGGTCTTCTTGCACATGTTCAAGAACGGCGTCTTGAATGGATCTACGTTGTAGATCGCGTTGATCAGGTCTTCGCGGATGTTCGTCTGCGTGTAGACCTGAAGGGTTCCGGTAGGAACGGCCATGATTGATTCCTTTCGATGTCAGGACAGGAACTCAAAGACCGCTGCTGCGGCGTCCTGATCCCGTGGATTTCGGTTGAAACGTTCGATCGCCTGCTGGCGATTGGCGTCCTGGGGATTGGTATTCACGCGCGCTCCCGGTTTCACCTGAATAGGTGCTTCCCGGACACGCTTGGCCGCCTGAGGCGCCGACGCTTGGAGTGCCGCATACCGCGCCGCGTCATGCAAAACCAGCATGTTGCGGTGGTCGGAAAGCGCGCCGATCTCGGCATCGTTGAAGCCCAGGCCATGGGCGTACTTCACCATCTGTTCGCGGTCCTGCTTGAAGACCGCATCGTCGCGCCACTGCGGGCGCGCCTCGTACATTCTTTGCTGCTGTTCCTGCAGCGTTTGGGCGGATTTTTGCTGCTGCTCCTGCACTACCTGCATGCGCTGCTGCTCCAGTGTCTGCAGGTACTGCTGCACCGCGCCGCTGCGCTGCTGGAAATCGGCGTGCAGGGCCGCGTACTGGGCCGGGTCTTGCGCGCGCAAGGCGTTCCAGTCAACGCGCTGGTAGTCCGAATTGACCATCTGCAGGGCAATGTTTCCGAGATCGGTATTGCGCTGGAGCATCTGCTGCGCCAGCGTCTGCGCGGCCACGCGCTCCTGCTCGAGCGCGCGCTGCTGGTTCGACAACTCGATGCTCTTGTTGTTGACATGGCCTTCAAGCTGGTAGCTCTTGAGCACCTCGGCGAGCGGCACACTCTTTTCGATGCCGTCGATCTTGACGGTCACGGGCAACGAGCGCACCGACTCCGAATCGATGCCTTTGGCTTTCAGCAGCGCGTCGAGGTTTTCGTACGTCTCGGCCTGCTGCGCTTCCGCGTCGCCCGCTGCGCCCGACTGCTGACCCTCCTGCGCTTGCGCGTTGGGGCCGACAGTCTGCTCAGCGGCAGCAGCCGCTGAGCCCGCATCCTCCTTGGGCGGTGGATTGCCCGCATCCCAAAGATTGTCGAAATGCGCCTCGGTATCGACCGGGGCGCCCACTTGGGTGGTCCCTACTGCATCTGCCATTTAAAGCTCCATGAAAAAACCGCCCTCAGGCGGCTACTTACCAATCGCTGCGGCGCTCAGCCGAACAGCCCAAACATGCGCTTGCGCTGCTCTTCCTGCTGCAGCTCGAACGCCTTGATTTCGCCCGTCTGGCGCACCTGATCAAGGTAGCGCTCGAGCTGATCCCAGCATTGGCGCAGCAGGATCAGGCGTGTATGCATCGTCTGATCGGCCACAGGCACGCGCAGCATGTGGGCGTCGATACCCGAGCGCACGGCCTGCGCGGCCTCCTTGAAGATCGCGGAATCCAGCACTTCGCGCGCGTGCCCGGCGCGGACGATTTCGTTATCGGCCATCCTGTACCTCTGAAACGTCGCGGTTCATGACCTGGCCGGCATCGGCGGCGGGGTCTTGCTTGAGTTGCTGCGCCACGATCTGCGCCAGCGCCTTGAACACGGTCTGGAATTCCGCGCTCTGCATCTGCGCGGCCTGCACGTCGCGATCCATGCCCCCCTGCTGGGCGCTGTGCAGCAGCTCGGTCTGCGCCTGAAACTGCGCTCTGCGCTCGCCTGACTGTGCCTGCACCAGCTGCGATTGCAGCCGGGAGTTTTCCAGCGCCTGCTGGCTCTGCGTCTGCATCTGGGTGGTTCTGGCATCGAGCTGCGCGCGCTGCATGTCGGTCTGCGCCTTGAGTTGGGCCACTTGCAGCCGCGGGTCGGGCGGCTGATGCTGTTGCTGCTGCAGCTTTTGCTGGTATTCCTGGCCGTCGGGGTCCATGGCGAACTGGGAGGGATTCTCGTAGCCCAACAGGTGGCAGCCGGCCTTGAACGTCTCGTAAGCCTCTTTCGGCCCCACCAGCCCAAACTGCGCAATCTGGCCTTGCATCTGCGCCAGCATCTGCAGGTTGGCGCGTGCTTCCTCGCGGTTGCCTGAGCCGAGCCCGACGTTGATGCTGATCTGCGTGCGCTCGCGCCACTGAGCGGGGTTGACATCGACCCAGCGCCCCGTGAGGTTGACCGTGAGCGGCTTGTCCTGATGTCGCAGCAATAGTGAATGAATCTTGCCGAAAATGTCTTTGACGCCCTCGGCCAGCATGCGCGCGACCAACTCCACTTTGAGCGCGGCGGCAGACATGGCCGCGAGCTGGCCGCCCTTGGTCACATCCTGCAACGAGTCGGCATCCACGCCCATGGTGTCCTTGCCGATGCCGGTGCGCATTTCGCGCTGCAGGTCGCAGTATTCCAGCGCCGGGATAATCTGCTGCATCAAACCGGATTGCGCCGAAAGAGGCATTAGAACGTCACCAGGCGGCCCATTTGTGCGCACGACGCCGCCGGGGCGCGAGGTCAGTAGGTCTTGCAGATTCGCGCGGTTGTAGTCAACGGCGATACGTTGGTTGTTGCTGATGTACAGATTGTCCAGACCTTGGCGCCAGAGCGTGGTCTTGATCACCTGCAGGTCGTACAGCAGATCGTAGTAACTGATGCCGACATGCCGATGCGGCATGCGCACCGGCGAGCAGTAGCATATCGACATTTCCTCGACTTCATCATTGTCGAGAATTCGGTCGCCGGCCACCAGCACGCGGCGCAGTTCTGCCACTCCATCATCGTCCCAGTCCACGCGCAGGTAAGCCACGCGCAGGCGCACCAGTTGGCTGGCTGGGTCGGTGGGATCGTCGGCACCCAGTTGATCCGTCACCTCGTTGCGCGCGAGGCTGATCAGATTCAACCAGTCTGGGCGCGACTGCGTGATGCCCGCAATCTCATCGCGCGAGTAGCCCATCTCGATCAATTCTGAGCGCGACGCGTCGCGCGAGTGCTCGATGAATGGTGCGTCTTCCAGACTGTGCCGGGCCTGCGGCGATACCAGCATTTCTTCGGGAGGGATGCACTCGACCTTCGCGCGGCCGACCTTGCGCTTTCTGCGCAGCCGCACGTCGAACGTGCTGATCTGCTGTGGGCCGGTTGGAGACATGATGATCTCAGTCTTCTCGGACTGATCCATCACCTCTATGTCATCGTCGGTCTGCAGCAGCATCGCCAGCTCGATTTCGGTGATGCCTGAGTAGTTCTCGACGCTGCTCTTGTTTTCTTTCAGCCAGTAGGTATTGGCGTAACCATTGCGCAGGAGGAGCGCGTCCTTGAAAAAATCGTGCAGCACCATGAAACCGTCGTTTTGCTTCATGAAGACGTAGTTGACGGTCTGGGACTCGATCTCCGACTGGTTTTCGTCTTGTGGGCCTTCAGGGTCGAACTGACACGGGTTTCCCGCGGCGAACATGCGCATGAGTTGCGGCATGATCCATTCAACGGTATCGCGCAGCTCCGGCATCACGACTTGCGAGCGATCCGGGATCTCGTTGCCGAGCGGGCGCCCGTAATATGCGTTGAGCGCGTTGTAGCGATCAACCTCCAGCGTGGTCATCTGCTGGCCCGCGGGCTTGATCTGGCCGCCCACGGATGGACCGGCAGCCACACTGGAGCCGATCGCGCTCTTTTCGTACTGCCCGATGATGCCCAGGAGTTCTGCTTCGGTCATTGAGGATGTTCTTTGGTTTTTGCGGGGCGCCCTGCCTTGCGGGGCTCCGGACGCTGCTCCAGTGCTGTCAGGCGCTCACCCATGCGCAGCAGCAATTCGGCGTAGTCCCTGTCGTTGCGGCGTTCAAGCTGCGCCACGCGGCGTTTCAGGGTTTCCATTTCGGCCCACAGTGCAATGCTCATATCAAATCTGCGCCGTGATATCCGCCGCCCGCGTAACTGGGGCGCTGGTGGTGGGGATGTAGCTGGAGGGGGCAAGCTCAGCCGTAAGCTGTGTGCGTCTAATGTCCGTAGGCCCAGTACCGCCGGTCGGAAAATAAATATCAGCCTCCCAGTTTGTTCGGGCTGCGCCGCAGTTTGGTATCGTGCAGTAAAGTAGCACCCAATCTACGGAGCCTGCGAAGCTTGCTTGCGCATAGATAAGGTCGGTGTACCCTAACGCATACGCCGAAATTTGTAGGAGTGCGGGGGCTCCTCTTATCTGCAATGCGTAGGTCGCCGGCCCATTATTCGGCGGCACATAGCCCGCAGTGCAGATGTTCACAAGCCGAAGATTGCCGCTATAGCCGGCACTCGTGACGCGGGTGAAAATCTCATTATTCCCATCCGTCATCAGGACGGTTGTCGCATTCGCCTGATTAAGCCACGCGGCGTTTGTCAGGTCTGATGAAGGAACGAGTGCATTCGTCGCCGCCCCCTCCACCAGCAGCGCCCCGTTCTGATACCTCGGCACGTTGACGCCTGCGGTTTGCAGCACGCCGTTGGGGTCGATGTAGGTGGCGGTGCTGGCGCGAGAGACGAACGATCGAGCGTACCCGCCCAACGCAGACAAATCCTGCGCGACGCCTAAGCCCATCATTTCAGTACAGCGCCACGATATTTGTTGCGGTCGTGCCTGTGGCAAGAATTCGGGTGCAACGAATCGGCAGTATTTGGCCAGACACAAGGCCGGTGAAAGTGACCTGTGCACCATCCATCATATGTACGACAAGCGTTCCGCCTCCACCAACGAAAATCCCACGACATGCGTTCGATAGGTCAACGGTGTCGCTGGGTGTCACGGCCTGCGCGTAATCAGCCGGGACTGAGGAACTGATGGTGTTGTAGGTTGTCATTTCAAATTACTCCAGAAGGACCGTATTTCAGCGGCGCCAGATCCATGCTCTTGCGGTCGGCCACGATGGCGAGATAACGGAATGCGTCAGCGCCGTGGCTGGCCCAGTCGTGAATGGGCGAGCTGCTCCACGTCTGCAGCTTTTCGTTGTAGGCCTTGCGGTAGCTCTTGAGCGCTTCGATGCCGCGGTCGCATTTCTCCGCGTCGAACCAGCAGCGCGGAATCAGCACGCGAGCCGCCTCGATACCGTCCTCGACGCTCAGCTTCGGTACCACCTCGAACCGGATGCCGTGATTGCCGGCCACCTCTTTGCGGCTCTTGCCGGTACCCAGCTCGCGGACCTCGATATCGTGCGGCGCCCAGTGCTTGTTGTACGTATAGCTGCGCTCATTCAAGACCTTGGCGTAGTGCGCAAAGCCCTCGCCAGACGCCTCGTAGTAGTCGATCAAGCGCACCTCAAGCCCCGTGCGCTGAAAGAACCAGATCGCAGTGGCGTCGCCGATCCCCAAGTCCCACGCGGTATCGACGCCCATCGCCGCGTCGTAGGGAACGCGGCCGATGTGCTTGTCGACCAGCGCCTTGTCCATCAATGCACCGTAGTAAGCGCCCTCCAGCGCCGCTTCGAAGCTGCAGTAGTACTCTTGCTGCAGCATGGCATGCGACATGCCTGAGCGCCGCTCGCCATCGATGTCCGCCTTGCTCAATATGGCCGTGTCATCCACAGTGAGCACCTGGCAAAACCAGTCGGGCTGCTGCTGCGCCATCTTCCACAGCGTGTAGCCGTGATTTTTGCCGCGTGGCGTGTAGATGAACACGGCCCATCCGCCGTTCTCTGCCAAGATGGGCCGGATGTAGTCCCACGCACGCGGGTCGGCCACGCTGTACTCGCTGAAGATCACACCGACCGGGTTCGCTCCCACCAGCGAGTTGTAGTTGTCGCTGCCCACGCACTGCCAGATCGAGCCGTTGATCAACTCGATGCGCATTTCGTTTGTGTGCGAGGTCTTTCGGAGTTCAGCCGGGAACACCTGATCAACGATGCGACGCCCGGCGCTGTCGATGCCGTCCCACACGACCTTACGAGCCTGGGCCGCGGTGGGCAGCATGTGCCAATACACCCCCACACGCTGCAGCGCCGCTGTGGCCGTGTAGTTCAGGCTGGCGCTGTCCTTGCCGGCGCGGCGATGCCACACGCAAACCGCACGTTTTTTCCCGCTGCCGAGCGCCTGCAACAGTGGCAACTGGTGAGGGCGTGGCTCCCAGTCGTGCGGTATGCGCATCAATCGCTGCCGAGCGCCTCGAATTCCGCGTGGGATGCCGGATGGCGCACCCCGCCACGCCGTTCGGTCTTGCCCTCACCAAGCCTGGCGCGGGCCGTCGCCTTGATCTTGTCGGCTGTGCCGGCGCTGATATTGCCGGCGCGCTCGGAGCGCGTGGCCATCGGGATCGCCAGCTTTGCATGGGCCTTGTCGTTGACCGGGAAGGACTTGCCGGGGCCGGCAAATTCGGATTTGGGCATGGCTTTGCGGGCAGCAGCGTTGAGTTTCATGGTTTCTCCTGCGGAATGGCCGCGTAGTTGACGATCTCGATGCGCAGGCCGTTGCCGTCGGGGCCTTGCAGCGTCTGCTCGATCTTTTCGCCGTAGCGCTTCGGCGACCACTTGGCCAGCAGCTTCAGTCGCGTCTCGATCTGCAGCTTGCGATGGCCCAACATGTCTTCACGCACCTCTTTGGTCTTGCCGTCATCAGTGACCTCGTGGCGCACACCCTCTTGCGGCGTGTCGGCGATCTGCAGCGCCTGGGCAGCGATGGCATCAAAACCCACCTCCCGCGCGCGCGCGAACCCTGCGGCGAACTCTGGCCGCGCCGCGATCCAGTCGTAGACCGTGCGCCACGCTGGCATGCCTTTCTCGCGGCAAATCGCATACAAAGGCTCACCTTCCGCGATGCGCTCACAAATTGCGTTGGCAATGTCGCTGGTGTATTTGCTCTGCCCCCCTTGTTTTTTCAGGGAGGGCGTCTTTGCGTTTGTCATGGTCGGAATGGATTGCCCAGCCCCGCGCGCAATGGGCCGGGAGACAGCGGATTGCGCCTTTGCTCGTACTGGGCTGTGCCTGTTTTGCGCCACTAGAGGCACGCTGGCGGTGCCACATACACCTGTGCCGCGCCCTGTCGGGCAGGATGGCAACTGCTGGTTGTAGAGGTGGCGAGAGATTCGCCGCCACGATGCAGCACCTCTTGAACTTGTCGTGTGCGAAAGCGTGATCGCGGCGGCGGAAAAGGGTGCGGTCGCCGTTGTCGCGCCGCGGTTTGCCCCTAACTCTTGGACAACTGGGGGGCTAGAGGGGTGGCTGACCGGGACTCGAACCCGGCAAACCCAAAGCGCATTCGTGTATTCACCACCCTAAAGGCCCGGTGATATTGCCGGATTGTTGGGTGCGCTAAGGGAATCAGCCCAAACGAAAAAGCCATCGCTGTGGTGGCTTGGCAAATTCTGGGGACGCCTATCCATCGGCTTCTACCGCTCAGGACGGGCCTGATTGGGCGCTCGATGGACTGTCGAGGCGCGAGAGAATCAGCATTCTCTGCGGCCATCTACCGCAATTCTAACCCTACTTTTGCAGATTTTGCAAGCGGCTTTTGATCGAGCTGCGCGCTCGGCTCACGCAATCGTCCAGATAATTCGCCAGCCGGCGCCCTTCCTGCCCCGCTGGAACCGGCGCAACCCCGCTCGCATGGCAGACGTGGCAAGGTCGGCTTGACAGCGCCGGAGTGTCCCGGATCAGCTTCCATTTGCGCCCTTCGCAGGCATGACAGGTCGGGTCGAGCCAGTATTTGATGACTGCGCCGGCCTTGTTCTGGCAATCGGTCATGCGCCAGCGCGCGGCCTGCATCGCCACCTCGCGGCGCACGTCCGGCAGCGCCTTGAGCTTGCCCAGCAGCATCTTGAGCTCGTGCAGGTGCCAGGCGTTGGCCAGAGCCATGGCTGCCTTGATGTCCAGCGCATCAGTCTTGTCGATGCGCGGCAGCGTGTAGGCCAGCGCCTCAATCGCCTGTGGTGTCGGCTTTTTCGGTTTCTCTGCGGCGTCCCACTCCGAATGCAGGCGCAAGAGCGCGGCGCCCAGCCGGGATGAGCTCCAGCCGGCCGCGATCAGCACATCCCCGTCCCCACGGCGCTCGGCCTCAACGGTCAGGTCGCTGGTGTTGCCGGCTGAGGTGTACGCTTCCTCCACGTTCGGCCGTTCGGTATTGTCAAGCATGCATTTCCTTAGAAACAAGACCCTGAAAATCCTCAAGCCGCACATCACCGCCGCGCAGCTTGAGCTCCAGGTCGCAGATGGCGTCGTTGATGCACTTGCGGTCAAGCTGCCAGCGCAGTCGGTCGCAGGCATACAGGCCACTCACGATCGCAGCCCGGCGCGATTCGGGGATCTCGGGCTCGCCGGCTTGGTCGTGCAGCGCGTTCACGGCGCCGCGCACGATACGAATATCTGGATCGTCAGAGCGCATACCCTGCGCGAGCGCAGCCCCGAGGATGACAAACAGCACCCTCCCCGCCTGGTTGACCATGGCGTGGCTGTTTTCCCCGATCAGCGCATGGATGCGCGCGCTGGTATTCGTGCTGCGCCACTGGGCGGCAATGACCGCACGCTCGACGGGACTGATGCGCGTCATTCGAGTTCGCCCATCAAGATGTCGCCCCTTCTACTCGCACTCCTCCCACATCCAGATCACGGATGGTCACATGCAGCGGGATGGTCGAGTCGCGTGTTGAACAAGTTGCCCGCGTCGTACATGTGCTTGATGTGGTTTCGCACGCTATCGGGAGATATTTTTGTGTCCCCACAATCTCGTTAACCGTGCAGCGCCCGTTTTCCAAAATGTGCATCCAGATTTTCTTGACATCGCTCAAAATAACCCATCCTTTCGCTGTTTTTCTGCAATTTCTCTGCGCAAAAACGCAAGCAGATCCATTTCGGTTCCGTACCGCTGCTCGAATCTGGCTTTCCACGGATGGCGGCTGACCAGACCCAACGACTCGCCACCTTGGTGGTGGCCCGGATCGCATAGGCCCAGCGAGAACAGATGCCCCAGTCGGCGGCCGCCGTCAACGATGTGATGCACCGCTGTTGGGCGCGGCTGCATGCCGTCGAGGCGACAGGCGATGCAGCCGTAGCGCACGATCGCGTCCAGCCAGCGCGTTTCCTCGATGGTCGGAGCGCGCTTGCCGGGTCGCGCCTTTTCGCCTTTGGGGTGGGCCCGGGCCACATCGACGCACGCCGTGCGCACCCCGCGCGTGACCGGCACCAGCGCACTGCGCGGCGCGCGCGCGTAGGGCGTGCGTTTGAAGCCGGTGCGCGCGAGCATGGTCATTGCGTGTAGCCTCCTTGAGCCCACACTTCCTGCCGCTCGAAGTCCGCCGCGATGATGTCGGCACATTCCTGCAAGCCAATGACCTCACACACGTTATCCATCACAAGCCCTGCCGCTTGCAGCCCGGCCAGCTCCTCGGGATCGAGCAGGTAGCGCACGCTGTAGAGACGGCCATCGGGAGCATGCATGGTGGAGCTGTAGACTTTGAATTTCATGCGCACACCTCCGTTGCATGCATCGCCTGAAACGCCAGCGCATACTCGATCAAGCTGGAACTGCGAGATTTGCTCATGAGCGCCGTTGATTCCCTGAGATTGACAAATTCGCCTTCAATGCCCGGCACCATCTCGCTGCCGGCCTTGGTGGCGACGGCATGCCCAGACACCAGCAGCACCTTCCACTGTTCGGCGGTGCGCGTTTTGCCGCCCCATTCAATGCCGGCGCATGCGATGTCAGAGCAGATTGCGTGAAACTTCGCGTTTTGATCGAGGTTGCGCGTCGGCTCCTTGATCGTCACGGAGAACCCATCAGGCGCCTCCTTGACGGCCTGCAACGCATTGGCGCGAGCGGCGGCGTGGGCGAGGATGAAAGTGCGCTTGGTCATGCAGCCACCCGCTGATAAGCAATCGTCAGTCCCAGCGCTTTGGCGATCCGGTGTTCAAGCCGCGCGCCGCGTGAGTACTCCCAGCCAGACAGCATGAAAATGCCGTCACACTGAACCACCTGCGCAATTGCCATGCGCATGTAGCCCTCCCATGATTTACATGGGGGCTCGGGGTTTTCGGCGGGGTTGAGCACCGTGTAGCCTTCGCCGCGTAGGCGCGATGCCTCAGCGTGGAACGCAGGAAAATTGAAATCTGGCAAGCCGGACATTGCCCCTGCGATGTAGACCTTCATGCGATCACCGCCACTTCAATGCCGTGAATGTGCTTCATTGCGTGCCGCTTAATCCTGAACGCGGCGAGCTTCGCGGTAGCCGGGGATTTCACGTCCTCTACCACGGTTTCCCTGGCTTTCGTGTCGTAATAGCGAAAGTCGGCTTTGTAGCGCAACGCGGGTTTTTTGCGGCCACCGACCACGACCGCGGGCAGCAATATATAAACTGGCTGCCGTTCCAGATTCTTGATGTATCCGGCCCGCTCCAGAATGACCAGCTCGCCGTACCTGCGCGCCTCTGCTTTCGAGTCGAACTCGATACCGGCCACGGTCGTTTTCTTGGCTCCGTATTTGCTCACTTCTCACTCCCCGTCCAGCTCGCCACCTGGACGCCGATGAACACGATGCCGAACAGCACACCCAGCAGCATGAAGGCCACCGTGTCAAGCACGAAGATGATGGCGCTGCCGATGCTGGCGATGGTTTTGCGGATGACTTTCATGCGCTGCCTTTCGGCTTCTCTTTTCGCTCGATCCAGCGTTCGCAATCGACACCCTGGTCGTGGCTCATGTAACCAGCAACGGCCCTTCGACTGAAAGATGAAACGCTTTTTGGGTAAACCTCAACACTTACCCACAAGCAATGCGCTACACGGTCCTTCCGAACTCGACCGGCCTTATCCTGAGCTTTTTCAATATCCCACAGCGCGCACGTTTTGCAGCTTTGTTTCACGCTTCCCCTTCGCTTTCCCAAGGTGCTGCCTCACCCGCGCAATCCGCGCATCGTCGGCACGCACGAACCATGCGCATTCACGCTCGCGCGTCATGCTTTGGAAAACATAGGCCGGATGCTTGGTGCAGCCGCCAAAGCCAAGACGTGCCATCGTTGCGCCGAGTTCGCCGGTGGATCTGAGGTGTTGGCAGTCTGTGCAGGTCATGCAGCCACCCTCTCGCCCAACCCCGCAAACGGGCTCGCATGATCGCGCCAGACGCGCCCCGACCGGATGCGCGACGCGTAGCCGGCCTTGAGTCCAAGCCGCTCCTCAACGACATTGCCGGGCTCATCGCTGGCGCGAATCTGGCGCACCAGATCGATGTTCAGCTTCGACTTGCGCCGGCGCCCGAGCGCGACCCGCGCGACGTTCGCCGGGCTCAGCGGAATGCCTTTCATCCGCTGCGAGCGGCTGCGCGCGACCAGATGATCCGGATGCACGCATTTTGGCGTTCCGCACGATGTGCCGACTTCAAGCCGCTTAGCTGAACGTTCGTGCACCTGCTCCCATAGCGTGCGGCGCACAGGCGTCGGCCTGTAATCGATGTTCCACTGCGGCCATTTGCCATTCGCGCAGCAGCCGGTCCAGATCAGGCAATCGCCTTCCTCGACGGTTTTTTCGATCAGCCGCGTAAAAATCGGTTTGACGGTGCGGTGTTTCATGCGAGCTCCATTTCCGCCGCAAGGTTGCGACTCATGAAAGCCTTCGCCAGCTTGACGCTGTACGGCGCGTAAACCTGCAATCCGTTTTCGTGGCGCTGCAGGATGCGCCGAGCCCAATCCCGTCCGTCCACTGACGTGCGCTTGCGCAACGGCGCCAGCTTTGCCAGTTCAGCGGCAATGCGGCCGGGATCGGCTTTGGGCTCTGGCAGCCGCGGCACCTCATCGGCCGGCGCGCGGCGCGCCATGGCGCGGAATTCCAGCACGGTCGGCGGCTTGTCGGTTGGCAGGTTTTGCAGCGCGTAGGCGATGGCCTTGGGGTGGTTCTCAAAGCCATCGAGCTCATGGCACCAATCCGACTTCACCGCGTTCAGGTCGATGTCCTGCCAGCGGCGCAGGAACGCCTGCCCGTATACCAGCGTCAGCTTGTCAAAAATCCGGTCAGTCCACGAGGTGGGGAATGGCATTTTTCGCCTCCGAATCGAAGAAAAAATCTTTCGGGTTTTTGACCGCTACGCCGGGCGCGGCCTGCTGTGTGCGCTCGCGCTGCTCCGTGCGCCAGGTGGGCTCGGATGCTTGCGGATTGGCGCGTGGCGCTGCGCGCTCTTCACGGACCCAGTTGCGCCATGTCGCCAGCCAGTCCAGCTTTCGGCCCTTTGCGCCACCGACGCCGCGCCAGTAGTCCGCGAACTTTTCTGCTGTCCGATCGGGGTCGAGTTCTGGCCGTTCGGCTATCGCCCAAACCCTCCATTCGTCCGGCAGAATCCAGTCGGCAGGCAGGCGCGAAGCGCGCTGCTCCCTTTCCGAACGTAGTGAGGAAGGTATAGGTGATGGTGGAGGGCATTCATCATGCTTATCCTTTGGCAATGCTTGTGGAATGCTTGAAGCATTGCCAGTAGCATCCTTGGGCTTTACTCCCCATCGTGCTTGTGCAGCCTTTTCCGCCTTCTCCGATGCCTTCTTAGCGCGAGCATCTGCCGCAACCATTTCTTGCTCTACGCGCTTGTGCCACCAGACGCCATCTGCCACCTTGAAGAACTTCTCAAGAACCGGGCGCAGGCGCTTCCATTCGGACTTGTCTGTTTTCGTGATGCTGCGCAGCTCGTCGTCGCTATCAATGAGCGGAGCGCGCTCGCGCCAGTACGACATCAGAAGCAACAGATAGGCCCCATGCTGAATCGTGGTCAGCTTCATGGTGTCGGCCAGGTAGGAGCCGATCCATAAAGGCATCCACACATCTGTCTTGGGGTCGGTCATTGGCAGATGCTCCACAGTCTTCCGCCGCTAGTACCGTGACCACGGGCGCGTGGCAAGTCAGAACGCAGGCACTCGATCAACCCCTTGCGCGCCAGTCCCTGAAACACGCCGCCGAATGCACGCGAATCGTGCGGGCGCGCCCCATGCGCAATCGCCACATCAACCAGTTTTTCCCCGCTGGCCTGGCGAACGGCTTTCAGATGCGCCAGAATCGCCGCAGCGGCCTTTTCGGAGAACTCGGGGTCTGCCTTGCGGGCCTTGGCTAAACAAGCGTTGGCAGCCTGTTCTCCAAGCTCGCGGGCGGCTGTGAAATCGATGCTCAATTGTTGGCTCATGCAGACGCTTTAAGTGCGGCTATGGCCGCGAGCAATTCAGGGACAAGCCCCTCGACTTTTGATAGGACGCGCGCTCGGCGTGATTCGTCGCTGTCCATGTACTTCGCGGCCAGGTACTCGATCACCGCGGACACGTCACCCGTCGATTGCAGGTAGCCCTCAAGGTCGTCCAGATTGAAGCGTTGGGTGTCGCCGTCGCCGGGATTGAGCTTGCGCGAGAGGGTCGATGGCGCCATGTCCATATCGGCCGCAATCGTCTTGGCAGATTTGCTCGGGTGCTGGTCGGCACGGTGGGCGAGATACCTGCGCAGCGTCGGGAAACGCTCAGGCAGCGAAGGCTCGAAATTGAACGTGAGCTGGGGCGGCGCAACAGATGTCATGTCGTCTTGCCGTCTGTTGCCATCTCAAAAATGGGCGAACGAAAAACAATGGAGGTATGAAAAGCCAATCTCCTTGGATCCATGTTTCCGACGCCCTGCCCGACTGGATGCGCGCTCATTCCCCCGCCGCTCCCAAGTCGTCAGGATTGACGGGCGGCTCAGCCTCGAACCCATGCTCAGCGGGATCGTCGAAATACTCTGTTACCTCACCGAGCGAGGTTTGGCGCACGCGAGGCTTAGGCATGGGATACCCCCCTTGCGTCCTGTGTGGGCGCTGCGGACGCGTCTGGCGCGCCGTAGATGTCATCAAAGGTGAGGTCGTGGCCCAAGGTCTTTGCGTAGGCGATCAGGCGCTTAGCCGCGTCCGGCGGGATGGTCTGGCCCCGCTCGTAGTGGCCTACATTTCCCTGCGTGCAACCGATGCCCTCGGCAAGTGCGGCTTGGGTCGCCCCCAATCTTTCGCGAATGGATTTGATCGAGTTCATGGCGAAATAGTAGTGCCACTGCTTGCATTTGTCAACAGTGGCGCTGTTTCGTTTTTCTGAGCAGCGGCGCTATTGTTTCGCGATGAAAAAGAAGACAGCCCCGAAGAAGGCGCCCGTCACTGACGAAAATCGGCGGGAAGCGGCGCGTCTAAAGGAGATTTGGGATCTGGAGCCGCGCGATTCACAGGCCGTTTTTGGCGAGAAATATAAAATTGGGGGCCAAAGCGCGGTAGGCCAATTTCTGAGGGGAGACGTAGCGTTAAGCTTGAAAGCCGCCCTTGGCTTCGAGCGTGGGCTCGGTCACCCGATTGCAGAATTCAGCCCGCGTTTGGCGCGAATTGCGACCGGTGATCCAGTAGTTACGCTGACGTTTGCGCACGCCACAAAAAGGAAGGCCCGTGCCGCGTGGCCCTTCCGGTCCATCTCGCTCGAGAAGCTGTCGCGGTTGGAGCCGCGCATACAGCTAAAGCTCGGAGACGCCCTGCTCATGGCCGCGAAGATCATGGACATCGACATCATGAGCGAGACGCCCGCACAGGAAAGCGGTGGCTCCGAGTAACACGTCCGGCCAGAATCTATGACTTTATGGCCGAACGCAACAAAAGATGTATTAGGTTTACTACTTAAGCCGTGCAGAAAATAATAGGGGAAATCATGAGAAACCTGATCGCTGTGGCCTTTGTAGCGAGTGCCTTGGCTGGCTGCGCCGTGGACAGACCCACCTATGGCCCTAGCGGCCACGCAGCACACAGCATCAACTGCAGCGGAAGTGCTCTCACCTGGAATGCATGCTACGAAAAAGCGGGCGACGTGTGCGGAACCGCTGGCTATCGCGTGATCACGCAGAACGGCGCGTCTTCCGTTGCCGGCGGCGCAGTGGGTGCGTCCGCCTTCTTTGGGCCGGTTATCTCTCGCACTCTTCTGATTGAGTGCAAGCCGACGGGCAGTTGAATCACTTGACGCTCCGCTACCAACCGCCTTCGGGCGGTTTTTTGTTGCCTGCGGGTAGGTGATTTCCCTAGGTGTGGAAATATTTCTGAGGAAATAGCAGTGGCACTGTTGACATTTAATAGCAGTGCCGCTACTATTCATTCACTCGTACAAAACCAGCGACACGAACCCGAAGGCCCCGCAACCGGCCTTCTTAGCCAACCGGAGGCGCGAGGGGGTTCCAGATCAAGTTGATCGCAGCTGGTGGGCGAGGAAATGAGCGATTGAGTGGAGTGCTGGCATGGCGGGATGTGATGGCTCGAACCCATCCAGTGGCCTAGCCCGTATTTAGTGGCGCAGCCTGAAAGCTGAACGCAGCCCCGGCACTCCACCCAATCGCTCCGTGTGCAACAACAGGAGAACAGCCATGAAAACCGCACAGGACGCGATCAACGCAATCAGGTTGACCGCTGGTTTCAACGAGCAGGATGCATTGGACATTGCCCGCGCCATGCTGGTTCGCATCAGTGCCAATACGCCGGCTGGTGAGGCGCTGCTGGACTTGTGCGAATCGCTGACGGCCATCATCGAAAACGATGCGCTCGAAGCTGCAGAAGAAGCGTACCGCGCGTCTCCAACCTACCGGCAAGACATGCGCAATGCAGCTGTTGCGCGGGGAGCGTGAGCATGAACACTACAACGAAAAGCAGCAGCCAACTGCACACTGCCGCGGCGCCCGTCATGCTGCCGGTTGACCTGCGAGATTACTTCGCCGCGAAGGCGATGGAAGCTGCAGCAATAAATCCGTTTGGCGCCGAATTTTCATTCGATGATCGTGCCAGCTGGGCATACAAGCAGGCAGACGCCATGCTCGCCGCACGGGAGGCCGCATGAGCACCTTCGCTCTAGCACGACGTGCCTGTCGACTGTACCGCGGCGGCTACATGTCCAAGGAAATCCGCCGTGCGAACCAGCGCAAGTGGATTGCAGCTGTGCAGCGGCTGGGTGACCGCTGGCTGCTTGCAAAACCCATCACCAGGGAGACGCGCCATGACTGAGTATCAGCAACACCCGCGTCGGCTGTGGGCAGACGTGGCGCTCGCACTGGCTGCACTGCTCGCCATCGTCGTGATCGTGGGGGTGGCATGAGCGCGCAGCCAACGCCAGGACCATGGCGGGCGACCATTGATCGTCACATGGTGCCTATCGTAGTGGCCGGCCCAATCACGATTGCAACAGTTTTTCTACCGCCCATGGGGAATGCATTTGACAATGCCACCCTGATTGCCGCAGCCCATGATCTGCTCGCCGCGTTGGTCGGCATGTGCGAAAGCTATGCGCGTCTGAAGCCTCATGGTTATCCCAAGTCGGATTCCGAAAAGAAGGCCGAAGACGCCATTGCCAAAGCACTGGGAGGCAAGGTATGAGTTTCAAATCCCTGCGTTTCAACTGTTTTGCGGGTGGGACCAGTTACTACGACTACGGCGGCGGCATCAAAGTGGGCAACGACAGAAAAGTCCCGTGCCCACTTTGCGGAAAGACCGTGAAGCTGCGCGCGCATCAATCCGGCTTTCCTCGGTTCATTCCGGAGCACCACCGAGCACACCAAGAAACATCCGACGCTGACTCTCTAAGCGCCGCCATCGCCAAAGCCACCGGGAACGAGCATGGCTGAGCCGATCACCTACGCTGAAATCGCGGCCGTCTTGCGGATTGATGGCGCGAACTTGGTTTGGCGCGTGACACGCGGTAAAGCCCGCGCCGGCGTGCGCGCTGGTCGAATGGACAAGCAGGGGTACATCGTCCTGCAATTCATGGGGATCGATCTGCAGGCGCATCGCGTAGTCTGGCTTCTCACGCATGGCGAATGGCCTCCCGGAATGCTGGACCACAAGGACGGCCGCCGAGAGAATAATCTGCCGAGCAATTTGCGTGTTTGCGATAACGCGCGCAATCAGCAAAACTCTAAGCCGCGAGGCAAGTTCAAAGGTGTGACGCGCCTCCCGCACGGCCGCTATCAAGCCCAGTGTGGCAAGAGATACCTCGGCTCCTTTGGTACGGACGTGGAAGCGGCGCACGCCTATGACGACGAAGCCGCGCAACGATACGGCGAGTTCGCACGCCTCAACTTCGGGAGCGCGTGACATGAACTGCTGCAACTCCTATGGTAAGTGCGAGCGCGGCCCCGGATGCCCCGCCGGCAGCATCGTCGCCACCAAATTGCTGGCTGGCGAACCGTTGCCCGAGCTGGAGCCCTACGAGTTCGGGCCGGGCATGTTCCTGTTCAACACAGCGAACAGTGGCGGGCGCGCGCCAGAAACAACCGATCAGCCGATGCATTTGAGAACAGAGCTCGTGGTAGTTGGGTTTCTCATTTTTCTCGCTCTATGTGACTTGCTGGGCATGGCGGCACTGTACTTTTACCGATAACGAAAGAAGATCATGAATGCACTTGCAAAAATGGAGACCACGGCGCTGTCTGTGATGAACGAACAAGACTTGATGAAGGTCTTGCAATCGAGCCTGTACCCTGGAGCGAACCCTGACAGCATCAAAATGGTGTTGGGATATTGTCGGGCCGCTGGCCTGGACCCGATGCAAAAGCCGGTGCATATCGTGCCAATGTGGGACGGCAAAGCTGGCGCCATGCGCGATGTGGTGATGCCGGGCGTCAACCTGTACCGCACGCAGGCCATGCGCGGCGGCGAGTGCGCTGGCGTGTCAGAGCCGGAATTCGGTCCTGATGTGACAGAGAGCGTCGGCGGTCAGCAAATCACCTTCCCGGTCTGGTGTCGCGTCACGGTGAAGCGCCGACTGCCCACCAGTGAGATTGTGGAATTCACGGCGCGCGAGTTCTGGAAAGAAAACTACGCGGTCAAGGGCGGCAAGGAAAAATCCGTGGCGCCGAACGCGATGTGGACCAAGCGGCCCTACGGTCAGATTGCCAAGTGTGCCGAGGCCCAGGCGCTGCGCAAGGCGTTCCCCGAGATCGCCAGCCAGCCCACCGCTGAGGAAATGGAAGGCAAATCCATGCGCGCCGAGGATGCGCCCGCGCCCACCTTCGACTACCAAGACCCGGCGCCCATCATCGCTGCGGTGCAATCCCTCAATACCGACCCCGAGGCTGCTGCCTACTGGAAAGCCAAGGCCGTCTTGTTCGCGCACCAACCAGCCGACTATCAGGCGCTGAAAGAGGCCGTCATTGCACGTCGCAGGGCGCTCGCCGAGGCGCCCAAGCCATTACCCGAAGAGCGCCCCACGGTGACCTTTGCCAGCGTCATGGATCGCATGTTGAAGGCGTCGAACCTGGATGCGCTGTTCGTCGCCGCTGACTGGATTTCGGAGATTGCAGATCCGCAGCAAAAGGCCGAACTGCAAACCAAATTCGATGAATTGAAAACCAAGTTTGGAGAATAATCATGATCTTCGAGAACCACGTCCAGGGCTCGCCGGAATGGCACGCCGCGCGCGCCGGGGCCTGCACCGCCAGCATGTTCCACATCGCCTGCGAAAAACTCAAGCGAACGTCTGGAGACAAGAAGGCCGGCGATCCCAGCAACGCCGCCGAAAAGTACGCGGGCGATATTGCCATCGAGCGCATCAGCGGCCAGCCCTACGGCGACACATTTGAGACGTTCGCCATGCGACGTGGCCACGAGCGCGAAGCAGCAGCACGGCGCGCCTACGAAATGAAGACCGGATTGATGGCCGAAGAGTCCGGCATCGTGTTCACGGATGACCGTTGGTTTGGCTATTCAACCGATGGCTTTGTGGACAGCGACGGCATGGTCGAAATCAAGTGCCTGACTGCCAGTGACAAGATTGTCGGAATTCTCAAGAATGGGGATGTGTCGGACTACGAGCACCAGATGCAGGGGGGCCTGTGGATCACGGGTCGCGCTTGGTGCGATTTCGTACTATTCGTTCCGGAGCTTGAGACCGTCGGGAATGAACTGTTCGTGAAGCGCGTCTTTCGTGATGAGAATTTCATTGAGCAGATGGAAAAGGACCTGATTGAGTTCCGCGCCATGGTGCTGATGTACGAGTCGATTTTCGGCAAAGTCGAAATGCTGGAACTGGATGTTGCCGAGGAACAGGACCAGGCCGAACTGGCGACAGCGAAGCAAAACCCCGCAGGCGCCGAATTGTCACCAGCCGCGCATGCGCTGAACGAGGCAGAAGGCGCGCAACGGTTTGCCGCAACGCACCGCGAGCTTGATGTGGCCGCCAATGTCGTCCCGATGCGCCACGCGCAGCCAGCACCAGCCACGCCGCCGACCCTGACGCTGGGCGCGATTGGCACGCGGCTGGGCTTCAACCTGACCGCCGATTTTCTCAAGGGACTGGGCTTCGAGGCGACCAAGGTCAAGGCGTCTTGCCTGTATCACAGCGAAGATTTCCAGCTGATCTGCGCCCGGCTTGTCGCGCACATTCAAGGCGTACAAACGAAACGAGTCGCCTAATTTTACGGCCCCGCAGCGGATGGTCGGCCCCATGGGATTCCAGGGGGAGCGCACCGGCTGCAGTTAGCGGGGCCACCCAACGAAAGAAACCATGAGCCTCCCCTACGAAAACGCCACCAGCGGCGGCGCGGCCCTCGAAGACATCCGCAAGCTGCTGACCAAATTCGGTTGCGCACGGTTCGGCACCATGACCGACGCCGAAAACGGCGAAATGGTCGTGCAGTTCACCTACCGCGGCCATGACGTGACCGCCAAGGCGAGTTACCGCGGCTACGCCGCCGCGTGGCTCAAGGAGCACCCCTACGGCGCCCGCACGCGCGGCACCAGGACAGCACACGAGGCCAAGGCCATGAAGCAGGCAGAAATCAGCGTGTGCAGCATCTTGCGCGACTGGATAAAGGGCCAGGTCATGGCGATCGAGACGGGCGTGCTCACATTCGAGGGCGCGTTCCTTGGCCAGATTTTGCTCAGCACCGGCAAGACCGTCCTGGAGACAGCCATCAGCTCGAACCTGCTGACCATCGCGGCGCCGGCAAAGGAAGCAGCATGAGCGAGCCCATCAAAGGCTGCCCGCAGCCAGACGCGCCCGAACTTGTCATGCGGGCGGATGGATACCACTACAAATCGGAGGATGAGATGAACATGCAGGCACTCGTTGATGGGCTTTCCGCCCAATGGCAGCGCGAGCGAGCAGAAACGCAGCTCACGCTTGGCAAGCTAATCGCAGCGCTGGAGGGAATGCCTAGCGGCGCCTGCGTAGCGAATCTTTGCAACCCAGGCAGCTACCGAGGCTATTACACAGACCTTTACTTTGAAGAAGGTCATGGCACCCGCCTAGCGTCTGGCTTGCTCAGCGATTGCAAAGCTGCAATGGGCCGAGTTTACTCGGGCTACAAGGGCGGGGAATTCGTGATGGGGGCGCTAACCCCGTTGTGGGTGGCAACGCACGGAAGTTGCGGAAAGAAATTGATGGTCGTACACGAAGGAGGCGGCCTGGAAACAGCCGAAGACGAATGAAAGAACTGACGGACGAACACACGATCTTGAACAAGATCGCTGACATACTTGGAATTGGTTCTGAGGCTCGAAAAAATGACAGCACGATCCTGCACTGCATCGAGAACGCTACACGTCGTTCAGCATGCCTCTCTCGCATTGAGCGCCGGTATTTTACAGTACCTACGCCCCCGGGTGACGACGATGATGGCGAGCCGGGCGAGGAGTGCCTACTGAACTGGGGAGATGACCCAGAAGCGTATGAAATTCGCTTTGGTGAGGCGCTCCAATCTCGCGCCGGTCACGCCCTCAACGCGGCTGGCCAGGATGTGATGCGGCAGACCCTGGAGGGCATCGCCAACGCAAATCAGAGCGACTGGGATAAGTCAATGCGCGAAGACTCAACCTTCAAAATCTGGGCGCAGAGTCGGGCACGCTACGCGCTCGCCGCATCGCCCACATCACCAGCCGAGCAGCAGCCCGTGGAGATGTCGCCAGAGTTCACCGACACGGCGCGGGCCGCGCTATTGTGGGTGTTGTGGCATCACCAAGGCGCCAATAGTCCGGTTGGCCAGCCGATACGCTTCGCGCTTGGCATGGGGAGAGACGATCACCTGATGCCGCATCAGATCGCAGAGGCAAAGCGGTGGGATGCCATCAAATCGGCTGAGCAGCGTGGGTGCAAAGGCAAAAATTGCGGGTGTACCGACGGTGTGTCGCACTCCGAAGAATGCTTGGCCGAACACGCGGCCACCATAGATCAGGCGGTCAGGCCCGAGCAGCAGGACGGCCAAGTGTGCGCCAGGTGCGGTGGGCTCGTGAGCGATCCGGTCGTGGCGCAGATAGCCGAGCATGGTAGCGGGTTGCGCACGCAGCCAGCCATGAAAGCCTTTGTGGAAGGATGCACATTCGCGAGGGCAAAAGTTCTCGCCACCCTGCGGGCCAAGGTGGAGGCGCTGCCGACAGCAGGTTACGGCGTCTCACCCGCATACGTAGTCAGATCCGCCGTGCTGGCAGAAATCGACAAGCTGGGAGGCAGGGTATGAGCGAAGCACTCAAACTGGCAGTCATTGAACACCTTGGCCTGGTTGCACTTGCGCACGGCAAGATGTCGCTCTTGGAGGCGTTTGAAAAGGGCTGGCAAGCCGCCCTCTCCCAGCCCGCGCCACTGGGATTGGCGGAATTGATGCGCAGGCTCCAGTTCGAGGATCAAGTCCTTGACAATGAACACAGGATGGCATTTTTGAGCCAGTTGCGCGACGACGCCAGAGTAGCCATCACCGCCCTCGTGCAAGAGCGTGATGTGCTCAAAGCCGACAAAGCAGCGCCAGCGCCGCAGGGAGTGGCGGAGGTGATGCAGGGAATTGAAACGGTTGCGTGGCGAGATAACGGGTCATATCGGTGCACCGCGAAGCAAAGGCCAGATTGGATTAACCCTGCGCAATTGGTATATAGGAGTGATGTTGAGCAAGCTATCACCGCCCTCGTACAGGAGCGGGACGACGCCAGCCTGGCGTTTTATACCGTGGTCAATGAGATCGATGTACTCAAAGACCGCATCGCCGAGCTTGAGGAGGACGTGACGCGGATTGATTGGCTGGAGCTGCAGATCAACCAGAACGGGGCCATCCATCTGCATGATGGTGCCAACCCGAGCGCTCACGGTCTCGGTCTGCGCCCTGGAAACATGGTGCGCACGTTGCGTGAAGCCATCGACACAGCCATTGCCGCCAGCAAGGAGGCACCATGAGCGAAATTCACATCCACATCAATCGGCCTACCGGCTACTACATCGGCCAGGTGCGTCGCCACGGAGCACGCCGATGGAAAGACGTGACTGGGAAGCTCAAAACGGCAGAGCGCGCCATGTCGCTGGCGGCGGCCCGCATGAAGGGTTATCACCGCGCTCGCGCCCTGTTTATTGACACATCGGGCTACTACGATCCCCGCGTGGTGATGGAAGCAAAACGATCATGAGCGCCATCATCTCCGACCGCGGCCAGTACCGCTACCGGCTGGAGCGCGCGGTTCCATGAACACAGAAGAAAAACAACAATTGCTGGTGTCAGAAATGGACGAGTTGATGCGCAGTCTTCGCAAGTGTGATACCCAGGCAACCGCGATTGCGTGGATGACTCGCGCCTACAACGCTATGGATGGCGCGATCAGAGCGATCGGGGATTTGAATCGGATGGTGCGCGAGGAATCATCGAAACAACGCGGCTTGATTTTTCAACTTCCTGCGCCCAAAGTTGAGATTTTTCAGTCCATCCCTAAGACTATCGTGCATCGCCACGAGAGCAAGAAGCCCACCTACGCGCACAACGGGCAGATGGTGGTCTATCCAGATTTCTTTATGCACCCTGGTCTAAAGCCGCTGCCGCGCGCCGTCCTCTATGCCGCGGCCAAGATTGGAGGCAGGACGCCATGAGCGATCGCTATGAAATTGAGACCGTTAGCCAGATGCTGGCGCTCTCCCCGGAGAAATTCGCACGCATGATCCCTGACTTGGTCGCGCATTACAACTTCTCGAAGAGCCTTGCGGATATTGGCGCCATGTCGCAAAGATTCACATGGGTCGATGATGGAAAGATGGGAGAAATCCACAGCGTTATCTTGACGATCAAGGAGACGGGCGAAACTCGGGAGATTCCCGGTCCGGCATATGAAGGTGACGCGCCATGAGCGACGACGAATTCCTGAAGCCTGCCGCGTTGCACGATCTGACCGGGTTCGCCCGTGCTGCCGAACAGCAGGAGTGGCTGAAAGCACACGGCATCCCGCACCAGCGCGATGGGCGACGTGTGATCGTGTCCCGCTTTCACGCCCGGGCTTGGCTTGAGGGCAAGGAAGTTGTAACCTCAAACGGTCCGAACTGGGCCGCACTCAATGCCTAAGCTGACCAAGTACCCACGGCTGCGAAGCCACGTCCGCAAGGGCGCGGGTGGCAAGCGGCATGTCTATTATTTTTACGACATGCGGCCCGAGGGTACACCCGATATTGCGCTGGGCAAAGACCACGCTGAGGCGGTAGCCAAGTGGGAAGAGTTGCACCTGAAAAAGCCGCGCACGAAAGGGCGCGTAGCCGAGGCGATAGACCAGTGGATCGAGGATCAGCTACCCATCTACACCAATGCCGAGACAAGGCGCAACTATTTGCGGCAGATCAGGCGGGTAAACGGGGTGCTCGGCATGCTGCCGTGGGATGAGGTCACGCTGGTAGTCATCAAAAAGTACCTGACCGACCGGCGCAACAAGAGAGACATGACCAAACCGGCCGCCACGCAGGCAAACCGGGAAATGGCAGTGTTTCAGATCGTTTGGAGTTGGGCGCGGCAGAACGCAGCCCCGGGGCGCAGCACAGCGTACACGACGCTACCCTGGCCGGCTGCCGGCATGGAGCGCAGCCGCTGGAAAAACAAGGAGAACCCCCGCATGTTCGAGGTTACCGACGCGCTGTTTGATGCGGTCTATGCCGAGGCGGGGAAGATGCTGCGCGACTGCATGGATCTGAGCACGGCGACCGGCATGCGCTTGACCGACTGCCGCACCATCCTGCTCCCGTCCGACAATATCCTGCACCTGAAGGCTGGCAAAACCGGCAAGGATGCGGATTTTGATCTGGAGTTGTCGCAGGTGCTGCCCGAGCTGCTGGCGCGGCGCCGGGCGATGGACGTGAGCCACCTGATGCTGCTGTCCACGGAAGACGGCTACCCGGTCTTTGAGAAAGACTTGCGCCGGGAATACAACAAGGCGCGCAGGAAAGCGGCTGCCAGAGCCCGGGAACGCGGCCGGGAGGCGTTTGCCGAGGAGATCGAGGCGATGGTGCTTCGGGACATGCGCAAGCGCTCGGCAGACCTTGCCGGGTCAGCGGAGGAAGCGTCCGCGCTGCTACAGCATTCGTCGGTAGCGCTGACGCTCAAGCACTACCGGACCCGGGCGACGAAACTGAGGCCGGTGCGATGATTTTTTCGTTTCCGCATCCGAGTCTCCAAGAGCGAGAAAATGAGCCCAAAACGCACAATTGACGCGGAACAAACAGGCCAAAAATCAGCGCCAATCCTAAAAATTTACGGGGACTCAAAATCCCCCGCCGCAAGGCGTGCCGGTTCGATTCCGGCCCCGGGCACCAGATGCTCGTCATTGGACGTATCCAATCCCGCCATGAGACTTCTTCACACCATGCTGCGCGTCGGCAACCTGCAACGCGCTATCGACTTCTACACCCAGGTGCTCGGCATGAAACTGCTGCGCACCTCCGAGAACCCCGAGTACAAGTATTCGCTCGCGTTCGTGGGCTACGGGAACAACCCCGAGCACGCGGAGATCGAGCTGACCTACAACCACGGCGTGGATCACTACGACATGGGCAGCGCCTACGGCCACATCGCGCTCGGCGTGCCCGACGCGTACGCGGCCTGCGAAAAAATCCGCGCGGCCGGCGGCAACGTCACGCGCGAGGCCGGTCCCGTCAAGGGCGGCAGCACCGTGATCGCGTTCGTCACCGACCCGGACGGCTACAAGATTGAATTGATCCAGCGTTCAGAGGCCGCGGGCGGTGGCGGATTGCGCTGAGCCGCGGCGCAAGATACTTCACCTTCGATAGCGAACTATCGATACGACATAAGGGCTAACGTCCTTTTTGATGCCTGAAACCAGGCGTCGCCTCGGCCGCT